TACGTCACCATTCTCGTTAATGTCCCAAGCGTTGCTGTAAACCGGGCCAGTCGCGCCCGTCGTGTCAATCACTGCATAAGAGCCGCCGTAAGCAAGACCAGTCAAAGGGGACTCTTCGTTGGTGTAGGACTTTGCTCCGCTAGGGAGCGTCCAGCCAGCAGCACCGCCAGCACCCGTCTGGTCCATGACGTACTTGTCAGTGGAGCCAAAGCGATAACCGATGCGGAAGTTGTTGGTGTTAATTGCTCCCATTAGGCGAGGCTCCTTCCACCAAAGCGCGTGTAGGACTGTAGGTACTGGTCCAACTCACGTCCGATATCTTCTGGCCTTGCACCAACCGGCGCGGTTACCGTAACGTTCACGATGGTTGCGCCTGCGCCTCCTGTTGCGTCGATGGTCAAGGCACCGCCACGCTGCAAAGGAATACCGGCGAACTTCGTACTGCTAATCATGCGAGTGATTGCAGTCAACTCACGCTGTAGGGCACGCTCTTCATCGCTGATGCCTCGGATAAGACCGCCCATGATTGCGCTACCGGCTCCGTACAACAACTTCTTGTCCTTAGGAAGCGGACCCTTCCAGTCTGGAATCATGTTGGTAATGCTGGTCAACTTGTTCTTCAAGGCACCAGCGGCAGAGGTAATACCGTCAATGAGTCCCTGGATAATCTGGCGACCCGCGTTGGTGAGCAGTCCGCCGAGGTTGCCTAGGGCACTCTTAATTTGACCCGGCAATCCTCGGACGATTGCTACCGCTCCGCTGATTGCTGTGCTGATTGAAGTCTTAATGCTGTTGAAAGCAGACGTGACGGTTGCCTTCATGGAGTTCCATGCGGCAGACATGTTGTTGGTGATGGAAGCCAAAGCACCTGAGATGGTGGTCTTGACGGATGCCCATGCACCAGTGACAGCGGAGCCAATTGCGCTCAACGCTCCGGTCACTGTGGACTTCACGCTGTTCCATGCAGCAGTCATGTTCGCCTGTACAGAAGCCAAGGCACCGCTGATGGTGGACTTCACTGCGTTAAAGGCGTTAGTGACAACGGTCTTGATGCCGTCCCAAATGGAACTGATGAATGCCTTCATCGCGTTCCATGTGATTTCCCATGCGGTCTTGATGAGGATTTCAGCAGCCTTCATGATGCTCAGAACGCTGTTGATAGCAAGGCTAACGATGCCGGTAATCAACTTCCATGCACCGTCAACAATGTCCTTGATGCCTTCCCATGCCTTCTTCCAGTCACCCGTGAAGATTGCGGTAATGACCTGGAAGATGCCCTGGATAATCTGCAAGGCTCCTTCTACGACTTTTGCCACTGCCTTGAATCGGTCAGTGACGAGTTCCAGAATGTCGTCTCCGAACTTCTGCCAGACCTTGACGACTACTCCAACCACGAACTCCACAACCGCGCGGATTGCCTCTACAGCAGACTTAATCGTCTCGTACAACTGCTTGAACACAGGCATGGCAGCAGCCAGCATGTCCTTTGCTGTGTCGGCAATGGCGTCAAACGCCTTCTCGACCATCGGCCCGTACTTCTGTGCTAGTTCACCCAGCCAGTCAGCGGCCTTCTGGACCATTGGAATGAGGTCATCCTTGAAGACGTAGGCAAGTGCTGCAATGACAGCGATGACTGCCACGACAGGACCAGCAGCCAGAACCGCCATGACCAAGCCAATGACCTTGAACGCTCCTACTGCTGTGGCGATTGCTACTGCTACTGCTCCAAAGATTTCGGAGTTCTCTCCTACGAACTTAGCCACCTTGACAACCGCCGGGATTACTTGACCAATGAGAATGTCCACCAGTCCGTTGAACGCACCAACGATGAGCGGAACAATTTCCACACCTAGCGGAGCCAAGGCAGCAAGGAGTCGCCCAAAGGCAGGGAGCATCTGACCGATGCCGCCTAGAAGAGCCGCCGTGAAGTTAGCGAACGCCGGGTTGTCGAGAGCCTGGAAGAAGCCGTCCAGTCCAACGACCAGCGGGTCAAGGCCAGCGACCAATGCACGTAGCACCGGCACAGAGGCAGAGAAGGCAGTCTCCAATAGCGGACCAACCTTGGTGGCAAGGGGAATTAGAGCCGCAGAGAACTCGGCAATAAGGGGAGCGGCTTCTTTGAAAACGGACTGGATGCTTGGGCCTAGCACATCGAATGCCTTACGGATGTTGCCAGCAGCAGCAATCATCGGGGCATCGAATGGCTGTGCAAAGACCTTCATCTGACTGCTTACGTGTGAGCCAAGGTCTGTGAATGCACTCTTGACCTCTTCGTTCATGAGGGCAAACTTCGCTCCAAGAGCCAGCACGCCTACGCCTACACCCAAAAGGGCACCAGCACCGATAGCACCAGCACCTACCGCCGCTGCACCGAACCCGGCGATAGCGATAGCGGCAATCTTTGCTGAACCGCCAATCTGCTGATTGACGCGGTCTAGACCTCCAAGACTCTGCTGTGCCTCAGACAAACTTCTCTGTAGTCCACGTACGTTTCCTAGTACGTTAACGACGATGGTATTAGATGCGATGCTTAACCCCTCCTTCCCTTTTCTCTTGCCTGACGGTTAAACTCTTCGATGAATGCTTCAATCTCTAGTTGTGTGAGGTTGTCGTACTCGCTAGGAGCAACACCAAGACGTAAGCAGAACTCAGCCTTCATCTTTGCCTGTGTCTCTAGAAGGTCTGCGTATTCAACCTTCCAGTCTGGCTCCCATGCCATTACTTCTTCTTCGCTGGCTTTGGCTCTTCTTCCTCACTAAGACCCAACTGACCAACGATTTCATCTAGCGTGAACTGCATGCCGTAGTCCTCAAAGGTCACCGTTGGGTTCTCACGCTTGGCGAATACCCAGCCAAGTGCGATAAGCAAGTCTGTCTTTGGGTAGTTCGGGTCTTCCAGTGTTGCGATGCTTAGTCCAGCCTTGCGCTCTGCAATGGCTAGTTCTGCTGCCTTCATTTCCTGAATCTTATTCATGGTTACCCTCCAAGGTAGTTTATCTAAATGTTCCGAGGTCTAGCCTGCGGATAAGGTCTTGCAATTCGTCTGACACCTCTGACTTAGCGGTGCCCTGGTTCATGCTTAGGGCGGTGGTCAGGAACGGGTGCGGCTCAATGTTGTTATAGCCACCGTAATGAATAACTCCTGCATAGGGCGGCATTCGGTTATTACCCGCCCTGACCGTAGCCTTTGTCTTTCCCTTGCCCTGTCGAATCGTGTTCTTCAAGCGACCTGTCAGGACCGGAACAAGTCCAAGCGCGTCCCTCTTGATTGCGGCACCAATGCGGTCCCACGCTCCTGAGAGTTCGCTACTCTTCAACTTCATTCGTTGGAGAGTTGCCTGAACTTCTTCCAGCCCATCTAGGTCAACCCGAATCATTGGCTTACGCCGGTGCCTTTGTAGGAGCAGCCGTTAGGTCTGCTGTGTACTCAAAGGTGAATGTCTCGCCAGCCTCGCCACCGATACCAGGCTTTGCGCCTAGAGCAACGGTGCCATTGAAGTGTGGCTGAGTAGCGGAAGCAGTTGCGTTGCCGTAAGGCTTCAAGACGAACGCGACGTTCGTGCCTGAGTTGGCCCATAGGTAACCCCAAAGCGACGTGGTGCTGTAGTCGCTGACTGCCTCCATGCTGATGCTCCAAGTAACGGAACCACCAGCGGCTAGGTCAGCGAACGTTGTTACGTCGTCGTCTGCCGCCTCATTGGAGAGCGTGACGGAAATCAAGTTGTCGTTGAACTCCGTGGCTCCAAGTGTGAGCGAAAGGCTCTTACCCTTGTACTTTGTTACTGCCATTAGTCTTCCTCCTTAATTTGAATGGTTGCTTCAATCGTGATGATTGACCCAAAGTGACTGACTCCGTTGAGGGAGACTTCACCTGGGGCAGAAACCTCGACTACATCGAACGAGTCGAGTGCAACGACAGCCTTTTCAATCATGCTGTCGATTTCATTTGCGGATACTTTGCTGGTGCCCTTACCCCCGATGAGCAGAACTCGGATAGTTACATTCAGTT